TCGGCGCGGGTGTTGTGTCGCTACCCTTTGCCATTTCACGCAAAAAGAGCGCGTCGTCCGATAAAAGATTTGCGCCAACAATGGGCGTGGGATCATCGCCGATAACGTAGGGCTGAACAACGCCCGTTGCGCCCCATGATAACGACTTGCAAATTGCAACCGTTCCGCGTGCGCTTGCACTCGGTCTGATACCGCCCTCGGATTTGTCGTTGATGTAAACGCCCGGTACGACTTTATCCATCGTGGTAAATTTGCCGCCTGCCATGCTTAAACCTCCTTTTTAAGTTCCCCCTCGATTGCTTCTACGGCTTCTTCGAGGGTGTATTCGGGCTTTGTGAGTACCACGCGCACGAAATCGCGCTGATACTTCGCAAGAGCCTTTGATTTGATAAGCGAGTCTGTAGTGTACTTAACAGCCTCGTTAGTTTCCTGCTTTTTTGACATGGGTCGCCTCCGTCATTGTCCGCATAAACGTTTCAACCTCTGAACGCATAATTCGCACATGGAACGACACTTGATAATGTAAGTCCATATCCTGCAAATGGTGTCTGCGGTTGTAAACGAATAACGGGGTTGCTGTGTTGTTCTCCCTGTAGGTGATAAATTCGAGGTTTTCGTCAAGGTTTTGCAACACTTCGAGGATCCCGTTCGTTGCGTTCGTGATATTCGCCTGTTGCAAAAACACAATGTCGATATTGATGTCTGAAAAATAACGATTGTCGATTTCGTCACGTATCGCGCCCGGCATTAAAGACAGATAAAAGCAGGGCAAGTCAGTATTTTGTTGCGTGGGGGAAATTCTCACGGGTCGATTGCTAAACGTAGCGATCTTTTCTGCTATCCCCGACAAAATACCCGAAATAGTATAAATCATCTGAAACCCGCCTCTCTTAATATCTTGTTTAATTCAAACTCGCAAACGCGGATATACTCGTCTACGGCTTGCTCTTTCATGTAAAGCCCGTCAACATAGGTTGTTCGCGTGCCTACCACAATACCGCCGTCGTAGTCTGCGTCATACGCAAGCATACCGCCCACGTCATGAAGCCCCGGTACAAAATGTCTATCCATTCTGTGACCGTCGTTGACGTATGACGCGTATTGTAGGTTATTTGCAAGTACCGTTGTGCCCTGCACGGGCTTTGTCTTGCTATCGGTCGCCCATGCTTGCGCTAACTGTCCGCTTCGTGCGTTTGTGCCCGCAAGTGCCGCGCCTCCGTTCGGGGGTGTTGCTTGCTGTGCTTTTCGTACCGCCGCAATAGTCGCGTTTTCTTGAATTTTAGGCAGATTGCCCGAAACCTTATTTGCTTGCTTGCGTAGTTCTTCAAGTCGCCTTGCGAGTGCGTCACCAAGTGCCATTACGTAGCCTCGTTTTCAAGTAGACCAACCTCAATGTGCGCTAGACCGTTAAACATTCCCCCGACGGGTTCATAGTAGGGCATGACCTCACCCGCGAAGTAACGCGTTGTTTGGGTTGCCCCTAACGCGCCGCCCCGTGTAACTATGAGTTCATCGCCCGGCTTGATGTCCGTGCCGAGTTCACAAGCAAGTTTTTCATAACCGCGAATACGTGCCTCGCGATCAGACATAATAGGCGCGCCCTTGTCGGATTTGTAAACCCTACAAGGATACACGCCCTGTTTTGTCCGTGCTTGTGTTGAGATAAAGTTTATTACGGTGTCTGTATCGCGCCACACTTCAACCGAGTCTGTGTACCAACCGTCAAATATCATTTGTCAACCTCTTGTTTATCGCCCGATAAAAAAGCCGCCCGCTAATCCGTGCTTTTGTGCCATCGTGATATATTGCGATCCGTATTTGGTTTCGCTCCAACTGCCCGACTTCGCGATACCCGCGGTTACAGCACTGTTATCATAGCTTACGGACGTATCGCCCATCGTTGCCGATTTTACAACGCCCGTAGCCTGTGCCCTGCCCGCGGTCGTGCTTGCCGTTCCGCTTGTCGCGTATGTTTGTAACCTCATAGCGCAATAGTGAGCCACGAAAAGCCCAACCGCAAGGGGATATTCCGACCCCCATATTTCGGGGCGCACCGTGTCGTTTGCCGTATCCACAACTTTTGTTATATAGCTGTCGGGCAATATTGACGCGCCGTGTCCGTCGGTAAATTCGGGGTATTCAGTGAGAAACACCTCTTTCGTGTACGTTCCCGAAGCGCCCGTATTTGCTCCACTTGCAACGGCTTTTAATTCCTCGAAAATATAAGGGTCGGTCATTGTCTATCACTCCTTGCTTGCCTTTTTAGCGCGTGCTTTTTCCTGCTCTGCCTGCTTCTCTTTGGTCTTTGTTTCGGCTTTTGCAATAGCCGCTTCGATCTCGCTATCGGTGCGCCCTGTCGCTACAATAGAGCCGTCATTAATGGCAAGTTGTATAATAGGGGCTTTATAGATATCTTCGGGGATATCATTTACACCGATGTTGATTCTTACGGGCTGATTGTTACGCCAAACAATGTACTTACGACTTGACACAATAATCATTGTAAAACCCTCCGTTTTCGATCAGATACCGTCAACGTAAACGGCGGTTTCGGGTGCGAAAAATTCAACTTCCGAAACGTTAGCCGCATACGCGGTATCGTAAGAGAATGTTGCCGCGTTCTGTGTTGTCATAGCGCGTGAAAGGGGCGACAGTTCGTCAACCGCAACGTACTTTTCTTTATTGCAGTAAACCATCATTCGATCGGTCGAGCCTGTTCCGATGCCCGCACAAGCTGTACAGCCGCCAACAAATACCTTTTCGCCCTGTTTAGCCGCATAGTTGTTGTTCATGAGGTAATCAAGGATACTCTCTGAACCTGCCGCACTAACGGGAGTGGTAGCAAGTAAACCAAACTGCGCCCACGGGATTAAGATATGATTTGCGAGTGCTTCGGGATCGTTTCCTGCGTTTGCATGAGCGGTTGTGAGTGCCTTGTTGATGTCGTAAAGGATCTCTGCGGCGGTCTTTGTACTCCATGCGGGATAGCCGCCCGCGCCGTTGTCTGCTGTGTATGCCGCAACGTTAGCGTTGTTGAGAAGTCCTGTTGTACCGTAGCCGCTGAAACCTGTGTAAACGTTGCTATTCATGTGCTTGTCATAAACAAGACGTACGCCCTCGGTTAAGTAGCGGTCAAGGTTTCTGCCTGTAGCGTTGCCGCGCTGAACGTCAACCCACTTTACCGATGTTCCGATGTTAACAACGTGTGTGCGGTAAACGTCCTTGTCAAAGTTTGCCTGTAAAAGCGGGATACCGTTTGAACCGGGTGCGGCGATAACGCCCTCGTCCGAGCCGTTAGGGATTCCGTAAGATACGCTGAAAGACGATACAAACTCGTCCCAACCGCCGCCAACTCTGACGGTGATATCGCGTCCGTATGTAAAAGATGTAAGAGGGGTCTTGATAAGGTTATCCCTCTTTTCAAGTTCTGATTCGAGAAACGCCTGTCCTGTTGCAAGACCGTTTGCGTCCATTGTGAAAAGCTGATTATTCATCTGTCTTGCCTCCTTTTATGCGTTGATAGGGTAGAGAATATCAAGTTCTACGATGCCGTTTGCGTCCTTTACGCCCGCAAACTTCGCATTTGTAAGCTTGATTGTGTATGTGCTGTCAGCCGCCGCCTCGATACCGCCTACGATGTCTTTAGCGCCGTTAGCCGCGATCCTGATATAAACGTCGCCGTTAAGTGCGGGTGTGCCCTCGTTACACTTAACGTTGCAACGTCCGCGCTTCATAACCGCTACGGGTTCGCCGCTCTTATACTCTCCGGGGGCGGTCTTTACTTCTGCAACCGCGATCCCAAGAAATGCTGTTGCAACGTCACTTGCTCCAAAGGGAACAACTGCGCCGCCTGAATACTTAACAGGATAACCAAAGGGCACTGTTGCGCCCGCTTTCCTTGTGTCGATGATCTGATCGGGCTGTCTTGAAAACATACCCGCAAAACCGTTATCAAAGGTTGCTCCAATAACCTGTGACATAGCTTTTTACCTCCTTAATTCTTCTTGTGAGGGTTCATAGCGTCATACGCGCTTTGTACTTCCTCATTTGTTACTACCTTGTGCACGGGCGTTGTTTCCTGTCCGCTGATAAGAGCCGACATGTCGTCTTTTGTCGCTCTTACTGCGCTAAGGATTGCGTCCGATACTGCCTGTCTTTGTGCCGCGTCTGTGATGCCGTTTACCGCGTCTTTAACGCTTGCCAAGATGTGACCCTGTACTGCGCTATCAAGCGCGGTGTCTTTGTTGCAAGCGTCCGTTGCTTCTTCCTCGGTTGCCTCGATAACCGCCGATTCTTCACTCATGTTTGTGAGTGCATCTTCGATCGTTTCGGGCTTTTCTTCCTCGGTCACGGTTTCAACAGATTCCGTTACGCTCTCGTCTACTTCGGGGGCTTCTTTAACAGGGGTCATAAGGCTATCAAGCTTCGCGTCAATACCTTTGATTAACTCAACAAGTGCGTTCATATCAAAGGGAGCGTCAGCGACCGCCGTTACAACTTCTTCCTGTTCGCCCTCGGTTAAGGTTTCGCCCTCTAAGGCGTCGCCCGTGTCAGCAACAAGCGCGTTTAACTCTTCATCGCTTGCGTTTTTAGCCGCAAGCCCAAAAAGTTTGAGGATTGAATGTTTGTTTTTCATTCGTCCGTTTGTCCTTTCTGCCTCTGTGGGCGTGTCTATTGAGTTATCCACGATTGCAACGCGTGACCCTGCGCGTCCGCTGTCAACAACGGCAACGTGGTTACCTCTGATGTTGGTTTGATGAAGTACGCCGTTTTCGTCCTCGGCGTATTCACAATCATAACCGCAGGATATTTCCCTTTTGGGTTTTCTCTTGCGCTTTACGGCGGTTATAAGTTCGCCGTCGATGATATATAAGTCGCCTATGAGTAAATCCGATTGTTTACCCGTTCCGCGCCTTACGTTTTGCACATGACCGCGCCCGTAGTACCTTGCATTATCGGGCGTTACTTGTTCCGTAGGGTGATTGTTCGTTACGGGCTTGCCCTCGAAACTTGCCATTGTTGCGGGTGCGAAAACCTCCGATTCGTCACGCATGACTTCAACGATTCGGTTCGGGTCGCCATCAAGCCCAAGTTCCGACGCGCGGTACTTCTGCGCCCCTGTCCTTGCTATGGGTACGTTTCGACAAATTAAAAAGCCCTCCCCCGTTTCAAGTTGGTTCGGGCTTATCTTTGAGCCGTAATAAGTAATCATGGTTGTTACCTCGTTGCATGAAAAAAGCACCCTTGCGAGTGCTTGTAAAGTGTTGCTGTTGTTAGATTGTTAAGCGGTTCTGTCCGCAAAAAACTTCGCCCATTTAGGGTTTTCTTTGTCGAAGATCCTTTTTTGTTCCGGCGTAAGTTTGTGCGGGTAGTCAGCGAACATATTAAAAATCGTTTTTTTGTCAAACGAAAATTCCCAAACGCCAACCTTGTCGGGATCATCTACCCACCATATCTTGTCAAACGGTTTGTTTTTGTAAAATTCACTTGACATCACCTAACACCCCCTTTTTTTGCTTGTCTACCGCCGTATTTATATACCCTAAAATATCTTGAAACTCGCTGTTGCCCTTGAACGATTCAACATCTATCAAGGTAACGTCCGTATCAAGTTTTATGTTACGAAATTTTCTTACTCCCGCAGGACACCCAAAACGCCACCGCAACGTTTCTTTTTCGAGTGCTTTCCACCCGTTCTTGTTTGCTGTTTTAGATTGTAACTCTAAATACTGCAAACCCTCGTCAGCTTTTCGTATTATTGCCGCGTGTTTCGATACCGCTAAATAATACTCTTTGTTTTTAGGTAGTGTTTGCAAGATGTCTAACGTTTCATTCACAACACGCTTTACTTGATACATATTGCTTTGAACGCCCGGCAACTTTGCTATATCCTGTATATGGGAAAACTGTCCGAAAAATTCTTGACTATTGCCTCCACGGAAATCTATAACATCAAGCCCGTTGACGTTCCCACAATATGCAAACGCAAGCGATGAACAACTACCCTTTGTCATATCGCCGCCCCCAAGCCTTGTTATTATCTCGTCACGCGTGGGTTGCGTTTCAAACGCTTTTACGGGGTTGTCTTTAACGTTGTCACGTTTTAACAAGTCTTTCAAGCGTTTGTATTCTTCGCTGTCCGCTTTTATTATATCACTTTCGATTTCGCTTGTAATTTGCTTACTCTGCGAATTAAGCTGTCGAAATTTGCGCTCCCAACCCTTATAAACATCATCATTTGCTTTTTTGTGCTTCTCGAAAGTGGATAACCGCACGGGCATATCATCAACGCCCGCCGCCTTGTACTTCTCGAATTGCTTTTTCGTATTGCGGTACTCGGCGCGCGCTTTTTCTTTTGCCCGGTATTCGTCGCGCTGTTGTTCCGTTCTGTAGTCCACGTTCGCAGGGCGTTTCTCGAACGATGAAAAGTCTTTATCCTCTTGTATTTCCTCGTCGGTCTTTCCTGCTGTGGTGTAGGGTGCAAGCGTGCATAGACAATTCGGGTGAATGTTTAAGTATGTGTTGGTTAGATCGTTAGCCCCTAACGGGTCAATCTTGCCAAACGCGGACGATAACGGGGGATAATCGG